TGTTTTCTTGACGCCTATTTTACTACTTTTTTTTTTAATGTCAAGTCTTTTTTACAATAAAAATTATTTGACTTTGTTTTTTTCCTGTGTTATTATGTAGCCATGAAACTTAAATCTTACCTGAGAATATACGGCATTCCCGTAGCTAAAATGGCAGAAATGCTTGGAATGTCAAGGCAAACAGTCTATAACATAATTCACAAAAGATTTTCGCCTCAATTAGAAACTATTAAAAAAATCGAAGAGGCCACAGGTAAAAAAGTGGCCTTTAAGGATTTTATTTAAAAGTGGGAGAAAAATGATTATCCTCGACAAAGAATTTCAGGCTTTAATCCCGCCATTGTCTGCGGAAGAAAAGGCACAATTGGAAGAAAACATCGTGGCGGAAGGCTGCCGCGATGCCTTAATTACGTGGCAGGGGATTTTATTAGACGGGCACAACCGTTATGAGATTTGTGAACGTCTCGACATCCCATATCGGACAATAAGCATTGATCTGCCGGACAGGGATGCCGCCGCTGATTGGATTGACAAAAACCAGTTAGGCCGCCGGAACCTCACGCCGGATCAGATGAGTCTGTTAAGAGGCAGACGGTATAACAGGGCAAAGAAGGCACCGCACAGGCCAGAGAAAGGGGATCAAAATGACCCCCTTAATCCGCAAAAGACCGCCGACCGCCTCGCCAAAGAACACGGTGTTTCACCAGCTACAATCAAGAGGGACGGCAAGATTGCGGCTTTCATGGATGAACACCCGGAAGAAGCAAATGCGGTTATACGGGGCGAAAAGAAACTCAAAGATGTAAAGAAAAAAATCAAAAAAAGAACAGAAGAAAAGAAGTTTAACGCCTCTGGTGAAGGGACGGCTACTCTTTACCCCGTAGATTGTATGCAGTTTATATATAAATCCGATACTCAATATGACCTGCTTATAACAGACCCGCCATATATGACCGATGTTGACGATATTGAGAGCTTTGTAAACCTGTGGCTCATTGAGGTATTAAAAAAAGTAAAAGACACTGGCAGGGCTTATGTTTTTATCGGCGCGTATCCGCAAGAGTTAAATGCCTATCTGTCAAAGTGGTATCAAAACAAACTTGAACACCTAACCTTAGAAAACATATTAGTTTGGACATATAAAAACACCATCGGGCCAAGCCCAAAAGACAAATATAAACTCAACTGGCAAGCAGTTCTTTACTTCAAGGGCTTAAACGCTCCAGCACTTAACACAGACTCCCTAATAGAAAAATTCACCGTCCATGAAATCAACGCCCCGGATGGGCGACTGGGTGACAGGTATCACACTTGGCAAAAGCCCTATGAGATAGCCGAATTATTTATAAGACACAGCACGCAAGAAGGCGCTGCCGTCTTTGATCCGTTTTCGGGGACTGGGACTTTTTTGTTGGCGGCAAAAAGGTTGAACAGACAAGCAGTGGGCTGTGAGTTATCAGCGGACATGATCGCAATCGCACAGGAGAGGGGCGTAAATGTGGTGTAACGATATGCACAAAAGCTCTAATGCTTTTAAAGAGATTGTTTGGCCCTGTATTGCAGATCATTTGGGTAATGGCGCATTAATTCCGGTTGAAGATGTGACAGAGGATACTATGAGAAAATCACTAGACCAACTTGCCGGGATAGATGCGTGGCACATACACAACAAATACGGAATACGGGGCATTGGAAGCCGTATTCAGGTTGGTAAGAATTGGCGCACATTTACCGTCCGATATAAAAGAGACAGTGGCGCGGAGACAGAATATGAAAAACGAAAACGGGCGATAAATAGCGAACACGGATGGATATATCCCCACCTGACAGTGCAGGCGTATTTAGAAACGTGGCAAGGGCCTTTGGTTGGCGTTTGTATAGCCAAAACAAAGGATATTATAGAGTATGTTTCTAATGGCTGTTGTGAATTTAATCGAACAAATAACGCCTCTTTTGCTGTTGTTAGTTGGGACGGCTTAAAACAGTGCGGATGTGAAATAATAGAAATTGAACAGAAAAACACGGGGGCAGCATGAAACGATGGAGCGCATTATCACGACTGGCAACGATTATCGGCCTGACCCTGGTTCTGTGGGTTTGGGCGTTTCTTGCCATTTACGGCGCCGTCCGGCTGGCCGAAAGGTTTGGGTTGTGCTGAAAGAAAAGGACATAACGCATCAGATCAGGAACGTCCTCAAGACATTCGGGATATTTCATTATAAAAACCACGGCGGACTCGGATCAGCGCCGGGGCTGCCGGATATTACGGGATGCTTAAAGGACGGGCGGGGATTCTGGATTGAAGTGAAAACAGACAAAGGGAGGCTTTCACCGCACCAAGAGCGCTTCATTCAGAATATCAACGACGCTGGCGGGCTGGCGTTCGTTGCCCGTTCGGTCGATGATGTGATTGAAAAGCTCGACCTTAAAAAGAGGATGTTGTTTTGATATCCGCACCACTTACAATCAAACCCTGCCGTGACTGCGGCAAGCCGATGGAATGCACACCAAAAAGGGAAGTCTGCTCTGTCTGCCGGCGGGAAAAAGAGAAAATGTATAAGAGGGAAAAAAGACATGAACAGAAAAGATGAACTGAAACGGCGGATTGAATTGAAGCGCCAGCTCATAAGGTTGACGGAAATTGAAATCGAAGTTTTAGAGGATGAACTCACAAAAAAAGCGGCTACGCTTGCAACGGAAAAGGCTGAACGTCACCAGCCCTGCCGCTTTTAACTCGTGACAACGCTCTATGGAAAGCGTGACGGAGAGCAATTATGATTAGCTGGATAAAACTTGACGTGAATATTTTAGATGACGCGAAGATAAAAATAATTCGCAGCCACCCAGATGGCAACGCAATAGTGGTCCTTTGGGTCGGCCTTTTGTGCCTGGCTATGAAATCATCAAGGCCGGGCATTATTGAAATATCAGACGGACTGCCATACACCGTTGATGACCTTTCAAACCTTTTCAACATCGAAAAGAAGACCTGTGAGCTGGGGCTTGCCCTGTTCAAAAAGTATCAAATGATAGACCTTTTTGATGGTAGCGCGATTGAAATTATCAATTTTTCAAAACACCAAAGCATTGAAGAACTTGAAAGAAAGCGTGAACTTACAAGGGCCAGGGTATCACGTTACCGTGAGAAACTTAAGTGTAACGCGTTACTAACGCAAGACTCACGCGATGTAACGCTAACAGATAAGATAAGACAAGATAAGATAAGAGAAGAGAGTATAGGGACGCCCACTGATAAAAAATCAAAAATCAAAACATCCATACCAGAAAATTTTCAAATTTCAGATCGTGTCCGAAAATGGGCTGCTGGTAAAAACCAAAACCACCTTGAAGAACATCTCGAATCGTTCAAGCTGAAGTGTAAATCCAAAGACTACAAATATATCGATTGGGATGCGGCGTTTATGAATGCCATCCGCGATAATTGGGCGAAAGTGGATAATAGCAGCACCAGAGCATCCCCGCCGCCGCTGGTTATTTCCTGCCCGAAGTGTGGCTCCAGGATAATACGATCAGATTTGGTCGGGAAAGGATGCGTGAACTGCGAATATGGAAAACCAGCCGAAATATAAGGTTTACGACGCACAGACAAAGCGGGTTATGCCGCACGATGACACGGCAGAGCGGGCGGTTGTTGGCGCGATGATGGTTGATAACGCCTGTATTGATCAGGTCACGCTATCACCCGAAGACTTTTACGGCACGGCAAACCGTCTCATCTACCGGGCTATTTTGGACATTTCTAAAAATGGGAAGGTTGCCGACCTTGTAACCGTCTGCGAACATTTGCTTTCCTCTGGGGATATTCGCGCCGCCGGGGGTAATGCCTATGTCGCGGAAACTGTTGACGCGGTTATTTCAACCTCCGCCGTTGGGTCATACGCGGCGATTGTCCGGGAAAAATCCATTGAACGCCGGATTATATCCGAGGCGCAGCGGATGATTGAGGCGGTTTATGATCCGACGGAAACAGCCAAAAACAAACTAGAAGAAGCGCAAAAAGCGATAATCGGCTTGTCACTCAATCAATCGGGCGACACACTGCGCGACGTGCGAGACGTTGCCAAAAAGACCTGGGCGGCGATTGAACACCGACACGCTCACCTGGGGGAGTTGATTGGACACTCGACGGGAATTATTGACCTTGATTCCTGTATATCTGGCCTAATCAATGGGGACCTGATCATCATCGCCGGCCGTCCAGGTATGGGGAAAAGCGCCGTTGCTGGGAATATCGCCGCGACGTGCGCGGCGGACGGAATCCCGACGCTGATATTCAGCCTTGAAATGCCGGCCGAAGCCGTTATAACCCGAATTGTGGCGCGGTACAGTTCCATCAACTCTCGCAATTTACGCAGCGGGCGGATTGCGGACAATCAATGGTCGAAGGCCGTCAGCGTAGTGGATGATGTCTCCAAGTGGCCGCTTTACATTGACGACAAGCCGGACATCACACCAACCGAAATTAGGGCGAAGGCCCGGCAGATGAAAAAAGAAAAGGGCCTGGGGCTGTTGATCGTCGATTATATCCAGTTAGTCAGGGTAACAGGAAAGCACGATAGCCGGGAGCAGGTAGTAGCGGAAATCAGCCGGACACTAAAGGCCATTGCGCGAGAGCTGGAAATACCCGTCATTGGATTGTCGCAGCTAAACCGCAACGTGGACGGCAGGCCCGACAAACACCCAATGCTTTCGGATCTGCGGGAATCCGGCGCGATAGAACAGGACGCGGATATCATCATCTTCATTTACCGCGACGAAGTTTACAACAAAGCAGAAGAAAACCCAAAGCGCGGGCTGGCTGAATTCGACATCGCCAAGCACCGCAATGGAGAGACAGGCCGGTTTGAGGTTATTTTTGACGCCAAAACACAAACGATAAGGAACTTACAACGAACATGAAAAATGAAGAAAACGCCGCAATCCTGCTTTTATCCGAGGCCCTGAACCAATGAGGGGATCACGCCCGCCAGGTTGAGCGGGCATACATGGACATACACAAGCGATACGACAAGCTGCGGAAGAAGCTGGAAAAGAAGCACGCCGGGGATTTATCGAACGTGAATAAATAGGAGGGGAGCGGACAAACACAAATGCCGAATAAAACCCTGCGCGACATTGCGATTGAAATCGGAATCAACGTCAACACGCTGAAGTCGCGGATT